GAAGAAATACAATATCAATGGACTCTTGATTGTGTAATGGATGAAACTGAGCTCTCCAAAGAATCAATAAAAATTCCACAATTACACAACAAATATTTAATATACTTTCACGATGAACGTATAAGACTCCGCACTATGAAATTCGAAAATAGTAAACTCTTGAAACTAAAAAGAGAATACTATTCGGGAAGGATGAGTGCAGAAGAAATGGAGGCTCTTGATTGGGAGCTATTTCAATTCAAACTACTTAAGGCAGATGTACAAGAATACATTGATGCTGATGAAGATATAATAGAACTGAAGAAAAAACTCACACTTCAAGAAGAAAAAACCGATTATCTTGAATCTATAGTGAAAAGTTTGTCTAACAGAGGTTTTTTAATTAAAAATGCAATCGATTGGAAACGATTCACAGAAGGTCATTGAGGTCATTGAGGTTACTAAGAAAGATGAAGTATACCTCAAGATAAGCTGTGAAGCTGGCGTAGCGCAAGAAATTTGTGATTATTTCACATTTACTGTTCCGGGCCATACATTCATGCCAGCATATCGTATGAGGATTTGGGATGGTAAGATAAGATTATTCAATATTCACAATAGGTTACTGTATAGTGGATTACTTGAGTACGTGTTTATCTTTGCGGAGCCCCGAAATTATCGAGTGGCCCCGATAGGTTTTGATTGGAAACCTAGAAAAATAGCAAAAAATCAAGCTTTCCTTGATGACTTAAAGTTACCTTTCGAGCCAAGAGATTATCAACTTGAAGGATTTCACCATGCTTTGTCATATAAAAAATGTCTGTTGGTATCTCCTACCGCAAGTGGAAAATCCCTAATTATCTATCTAATTGTACGAGCACTTAACGTTAAGACTCTCATAATCGTACCCACCACTTCACTTGTTTCTCAGTTGTATTCAGACTTTCAAGAATATGGATGGGATTCCGCAAAATTTTGTCACCAAGTCTATGCAGGACAAGATAAAGTGTCAGATAAACAAGTAGTTATCTCTACATGGCAATCCATTTATAAACTAGGAAAGAAACTTTTTGAACCATATAAGTTAGTTATAGGTGATGAAGCACATGGATTTAAGTCAAAGTCTCTTACATCTATCATGACCAAGTGTACAAATGCAGAATACAGAATTGGTACTACAGGAACATTAGATGGAACGCAAACTCACAAATTAGTACTTGAAGGTCTATTTGGTAAGGTTTATAAGGTTACAACCACTAAACAATTGATTGACAAAAAAGAATTGGCTCCATTTCGTATAGAAATTATTGTATTAAGATATCCTGATGTAATATGTGAACAGTTTAAACAAATTAAATATGCAGATGAGATAGAATTTCTAGTAGGTCATGAGAAAAGAAATAAATATATACGAAACTTAGTATTATCACTTGAAGGTAATACTTTGTTACTCTTTAGATTAGTTAAAAAACATGGACGTATTTTATATAATTTACTTTGGGAGAAAATAGATGTTGGATCTAGAAAAGTCTTCTTTGTACATGGTGGAACAGAAACCGATACAAGAGAACAAATACGAGCCATTGCTGAAAAAGAAACTGACGCAATCATTGTGGCCAGTTATGGTGTATTCAGTACCGGCATCAACATTAGGAATCTTCATAACATTGTGTTCGCTAGTCCTTCTAAGTCTCGTATTAGGAACTTACAGTCTATAGGTAGGGGTCTGAGATTGTCGGACAATAACCAAGAAACTGTACTATATGATATTGCGGATGATTTGAGGTGGAAGAATAGAAAGAATTATGCTTATCGACATCATGAAGATAGAATGAAAATATATGATGAAGAAAAATTCCCATATAAGATTCACAACATTCCACTTAAGGTATGAATGGAAGAACTAACCAAAGAAAACTTAAAAGTTATAAGATTAGAAAATGGTGAGATTCTATTTGCGAAGGTACAAATGACTGATAGAAGTAAAAGTAGTGGGTATTTAGAACTACATTGGCCAATGAAAGTAATGATGAAATTTAATGATGACAAAAAAGAAACACAATTAGCATTACTTAAATGGCTTCCCTTTACAGACACCACACATGTTCCTTTATCAGCAAGAAGTATTATGTCTGTTTCAGAATTAGGCAAGGATTTTCAAGACTTTTATATAAATTCTGTAGAAGAAGATCGAGTATTAGATAGAGATCAAGAATTAGATAAAATGTCTAAAATCTTAGCAGATTATGAACCAAAAGGATTAATGAATTAAACATACCTTTTCGGTTTAACACCTAAGTATAACATCTTTTTTTCAAATGTCAAGACCCCCAGCACCTTACTTGACATATTTGAATTTCATGATATAATGAGTATAGTAATTAAGTTTAATCTAACCAAAAAGATGTAAAATAATATGGCACGAAGAAAGAATGTTAAAAATAAGGCTCATTACGTAGATAATGCAAAGTTTCTAGAAGCGATGATCGTATATAAAAAAGAATATGACACAGCAGTTAAAAATGAAAAAGACCTTCCACAAATTTCTGAGTATCTAGGTTCAGTATTTTTGAAGATAGCACAAAGATTATCGTTCCGGCCCAATTTCATAAATTATGCATTTAAGAATGATATGATATCTGATGGAATCGAAAACTGTTTACATTATATCCACAATTTCAATCCCGAAAAATCAAATAACCCATTTGCATATTTTACCCAAATAATTTACTATGCTTTTATTAGAAGAATACAAAAAGAAAAGAAACAGTTGTATATTAAATATAAGAGTATGCAAAATTATGATATAATGCCGGGATACATGGATCAAGATAAAACGAATGATGTTCCTGATCCTACAGGAGATTACAAAAATTCAGAATTTAAAATAGTGGTTGATGAGTTTGTAGATAATTTTGAAAAGAGTAAAAAGAAAAAGGCTGTTAAAAAAGAACCAACAAAACTAGAATTGTTTATGGGTGTTACAGTATGAAGATTGCTCTTATAACGGACACTCATTGGGGTGCTAGGGGTGATTCCCTCACATTCCTAACCTACTTTCGAAAGTTTTATGATGAGGTGTTTTTTCCTTATTTGGAAGAACACAATATCAAGACCTTAATCCATTTGGGTGATGTAGTTGACCGCAGAAAGTTTATCAACTTTAAGATATTGAATGATCTACGAACAAATTTTGTTGAACGCCTGTGGAAAATGGGGGTAGATACTCACATAATTATTGGTAATCATGACACCTTCCACAAGAACACCAATGAACTAAACTCTCTCCAAGAAATTTTTACTACACATGAGGGGAAAGTTGAGCCGTGGATGTATTCTTCTCCGAAGGAAGTAGACTTTGATGGTTTAGGTATTTTAATGATGCCGTGGATAAATGAAGACAATTATGGGGAGTGTATGAAAACCATTAAAAATACACAATGTCAAATCCTTATGGGACATCTTGAAGTAAAGGGTTTTGAACAACATATTGGTTCATGGAGTCATGAAGGTGTAGAAGCAAAAATATTTGAAAAATTTGATATGGCTATGAGTGGTCACTTTCATCACAAATCAGATAATGGTACAGTTTACTATTTGGGGAATCCTTATGAAATAACATGGAGTGATTATAAAGACCCCAGGGGGTTTCATATCTTTGATACAGAGACAAGAGAGTTGGAATACATACAAAACCCCTTTAGAATGTTCAGAAAGTTTTATTATGATGACAGCGAAGAGACTTTCGAAACATTGACTGAAAAAGATTATAGTGAATATGAGAATACATACGTAAAGGTAGTAATACAAAAGAAAACAAATCCCTTTTGGTTTGATACTGTATTAGATAAATTGTACACAGCGAATGTAGCTAATCTAATAGTGGTTGAGAATTTTTCAGATTTGGAATTTATGGAAGATGATGAGTTGGTTGATGAGGCCCAAGATACTCTAACAATTTTAGGTAAATATGTTGACTCATTAAATATAGAAAATAAAGTGGAACTAAACACGCTAATGCAAAATTTATATAATGAAGCATTAACTGTAGAGGCAGGAATTGAGTAACTAATATGACTATGGAAACATATGCAGAACGGCTAGCCCGAAATGAAAAGGAGAAAAAAATGTCCAATTATGATATGGATGAAATAGAAAGACAAAGAGATAGAGAAAAAAGAAGTAGAGGTATTGTGATACAAGATTCAAGTTCAATAGAAATTGATCTAGACAAAGGTGATGCTTTAAAATTAGCACTTCAAGCCCACGACAAGAAGGTTACTTTGAATCAACATATCATAGATGTCCTTACTGACCAACTCCTCGTACCTTTTGACACGAAAGAAGTTCTTAGAAACGCCCCACACGGCAAACCGGAATTATTAAAAGAGTATTAGACCTTGATATATTTTAAGAATATCAGGTGGAAGAATTTCCTAAGTACTGGAAATCAGTTCACCGAAATGCGGTTAAACAATGCTTCAACAACTTTGATTGTTGGTGAAAATGGATCAGGAAAATCCACCGTATTAGACGCCCTATGCTTTGGTTTGTTTAGTAAACCATTTCGAAGAGTCAATAGACCACAATTAATAAACTCTATTAATGATGGTGGACTGTTGGTAGAAATAGAATTCGAAGTTGGTAGTAAATCCTACATGGTTCGTAGGGGAATCAAGAAAAACATCTTTGAAATTTTTGTTGATGGGAAGAGATTGAACCAAGATGCTAAAGCCCAAGACCAACAAGAATACCTTGAAAATACAATCCTCAAATTAAATTACAAATCCTTCACTCAGATTGTTTTATTGGGAGCCAACCATTATATCCCATTTATGCAATTGAAATCACAAGATCGTAAAAGTATTGTTGAAGATTTACTTGATATCCAAATCTTTTCTGTGATGAATGGCCTATTGAAATACAAAATATCTGAGAACAAAGAAGAATTTCAAAATGTTGAAGTCAATAGAAAGTTAGTTGTTGGCAATATCGATACTACTTTAGAAATAATCGAAGATCTAAAAAAGACTAAGGAGAATCAGATCCAACAGAATGAGGAAGATATTGATAAAAATGATAAAGAACTAAAAAGGTTAAATAGTGTAGTACTAGATCTTATGGATTCAATAGCGGAAGATAAAACTGCTAACACTCTCAAAGAGTTAGAGGGATATCAAAGAGGTATTGAACAGAAGATGTTGACCGCAGAAAAAGAAATAGAATTTTACGAAGATAACGATACTTGTGGAACGTGCAACCAAGACTTGAACGAAGAACACAAGACCAAGATGATATCAGAACATCATGGAACAATGCACAAGAATGGAACTGCATTATTAGAACTTGCTAATAAGATCAGGGGTTTACAAACTAGGTTAGATGAAGTAACAAATATTCAGACTGCAATTAGTACTAATCAGAGTAAAATCCAAGCAATTAGTGGGTACATCAAAAAACTTCAAGATCAAATTAAACAAATAGAAGATAGAAAAGATGATATTGAAGAAAAGAGATCCAAACATAAGACCTTAAAAGAAGAACTAAAACAGGCTGTAGGGCAATTAGAAAAACTCTCATCACAGAAACAGTTGTTTGAAACAGCAATGGTCTTATTGAGAGATACGGGAATCAAGACACGAATCATTAAACAGTATTTACCTATAATGAATCAGTTGATTAATAAGTATCTAGCATCGATGGACTTCTTTGTATCGTTTAACTTGGATGAGAAATTTGAAGAAAAAATTAAGTCGAGACACAGAGATGAGTTTACTTATGACTCATTTAGTGAGGGTGAAAAGATGAGAATTGACTTGGCACTTCTTTTCACATGGAGGACAATAGCCAAGATGAAAAATAGTGTAAACACAAATCTATTAATTTTAGATGAGGTATTCGATTCTTCTTTAGATGCAAGTGGTACAGATGAATTTCTAAAGATTCTTAATCACTTAACCGGAAACCAAAACGTGTTTATTATTAGTCACAAAGGGGATGTACTTTTTGATAAATTTAAAGATGTAATTAAGTTTGAGAAATATAAAAACTTTTCAAGGATAATAAACAATGAGAAAACTAGTACATGAAGATGATCCTATTTTAAGGAAGAGAGCAGAGCTCTTTGATTTTGATAATCCTCAAGAAGACCCTGAAAAACTTGCAGAAGAATTACTTAATGCAATGGTCGAGTATGAGGGAATGGGAATATCAGCATGTCAAATAGGAATAGACTTAAAGGTATTTGCTATGAGATTTAATGGTGATGGAATCGTAGCATTTAACCCTAGAATTACTGAAACTGAGGGCCCTGAAACTTATATTACAGAGGGGTGTTTATCTTTTCCTGGCTTATTTTTTCCAGTAACACGTTATTATGGAATTAATGCCATATATCAAATAAAAGATGGTACGGCCATAAGTGCCTCTTTTGTTGATATCTCAGCAAAGATTTTTCAGCATGAGTATGATCACATGCTAGGAAAATTGTACATAGAGTATGCAAGTGACTATATGTTGAGGAATGCCAGAAAAAAACAGAACAGATAAATATTAGAATAATAACAGTTTTAAAGGGAAAAATGATAGGGAAAAAATTACTAAAATGGTGGTTAATATTTTGTTTAACCATGCTGGGATTCGGAACATTATATTATTTTAACGTGCATTCACTCTTATATCATGCAGATGTCACTAAACTCAGTTTTCTTATTATTATTATTTTTATGTTTACCTCGATTTGGATTGGAAGAAAAACTTTTGATTTAGAAACAACTTCTGTTACTGACGACACAATTGATGTTGGATGGTTTATTGCTGAATCTTGTCTAGCATTGGGAATGGTTGGAACAGTAACAGGTTTTTTATATATGCTAGGAACTGCATTTGAAAATATAGATATTACTAATGCCACAACATTACAAGATGCTCTTGCATCAATGGCAAGGGGGATGTCTACCGCATTATACACTACCCTGACAGGGCTAATCGCTTCTTTGGTTATTAAAATACAATTGGTGAATTATGAAGTTAATGAAAAACTGGTGGATTAGCCAATGTTCGATAAAAATAAATATAAGTCAACTATCGGTTTTACCGATATGTTGTTTAACATCCTGCTAGGGTTCGCCTTTCTTTTTATTGTAGCATTCTTGCTAATAAAACCAGAAGCTAAAAAAGAAGATTTTAACAGAAGAGCAGAGTTTGTTGTTGTGATGGAATGGGATAACGATGCTAGTGGAGATATTGATCTCTATGTCGAAGACCCTACTGGCAAACAAGTTAGTTTCAGGTATCATAATCACAACTTTATGCACTTAGATAAAGATGATTTGGGTGCAATGAATGATACTGTAGTTAATGCAGATGGATCAACAACTACTATTAATATTAATAGAGAAGTAGTAACTATTCGTGGAATTATCAAGGGCGAATATACTATCAATGGTCATTATTATTCGGTAAGAAGTTATGATAAGCTTAGTCAGAAAAAACCAATTATAACAGTAAGAGTAGAATTACACAAGGTTAATCCATATTCAATAGCATGGGTAGGAGATAAAGAATTTACTCATAGAGGACAAGAAGAAACTTTTTTGAGATTTAGATTAGATGAAAACGGAAAATTTCTTCCACCATTTACATTTGAAAAGAAAAAGTTTGTGACTCCGATGCAGGAATTAGGAAATGTTCAAGGCCCAGCAAGACCGGTTGATTCTTCGGCGGCTTTTAGCGACATGGGAGATGATGCCTTCCATGTCTATCGGGGAGATCCTACAAGATGATAGAAACTTTAATTTTCGGATTAGTATTACTTTCGGTTATATGTTTGTGGTTGATGATTGAAAATTGGAAAAGCCCAAAATTTTTAATTTGGTTTATTCCACTTGTTCTTATTTTGGTTTCATCAACTTATGTAACATATACCTCAATATTGGGATATCCAAAATTTGAAAATCCAAAAGAGGGGTTGTATCTTAAACATTATATTGATGAACCAAATTGGATTTATTTGTGGGTTGTATATAAAGAAAGAATTCCTATATCTTACCAGTTAGTATATACAAGGGAAACTCATCAAGCCTTAGAAGGCGTGAAAGAGAAAGTAGAGCAAGAAGGGAAATTCATGGTTTTACGGGAAAAACAAGATGAAGGAGCAGGAGAGGAAGGTAAACAACAAGAACAAGAAGGAGGAATCACAATTGGCGGAGATATAAGTTTCTATGAATGGGACTATAAAACTGACAATCAACAGAAGAATCCAGAGGAGAGCGAATGAGTAAGCTATTATTACTTTTCGTAATGATGGCGACATGGATAGTTGTTGGATGTGGAACAAGTACATTAGGGTGTTTTGGACATTGGGTTAAAGGGCCGGGACCTCAAAGAGGAACTAGAGCTCTTAATAAAGATGCTACAATACCTTACTACCAATGTGTAGATGAAAATAACAAAGGTAACAATTTAGAGAAACGGAGAAATTTGTGAAAAAGCTATTATTAATTTTTGTAATGATGGCGACATGGATAGTTGTAAGTTGTGCAACACCAACAATAGGAAATGTAGGATGTTGGGGGTTTTGGTCTAAAGGTGGTCCAAAGAAAGGAACACTTGAAAAGAATAAATTTAATACACATCCTTATAGACAATGTGTGGATGAAGAATTCCCACATAAAGATTTAGAAAAGAGGCCATACGGATGAGGATAACATTACTTGTTTTTGTAATGTTATTGATGAGTAGTTGTTCAAGCAACACAAATAATTGGCCTAGAGGTATGACCCCATTTTTTGCAGAGTGCGAAGGAGAAGGTGGAACTTATACAGACCATGAATATGCTAAAAGAAAGCGGCAACCTTGTCATGGTGGTTGGAAATTTTACGATAGAGGTGAACCAACTTTAACAAACGATTAAAGGAATATTATGTTTAGATTTTTTACAAACAAAAAATGGTGGTTATGGTCTTGGCTTGGCTCAATGATTATTTTGGGATCACTTTGGGTTCAAGTAAAGATTGATGTAAAAATCAATGAGTGGTTTGGTCAATTTTATGACATGATACAAAAAGCACTTGCCACACCAAATGCAGTTACAATAGGAGAATATTTCGACAGTTTATTCTCATTTATTACACTAGCAGGAATATATGTTGCACTCTATGTTGTAATAAGTTATTTTACGGCACACTATTTGTTTAGATGGCGTACAGCAATGGTTGAATGGTATCATAGTGTGTATGAGAAAGCCAGAACAATAGAAGGTGCATCGCAAAGGGTTCAAGAAGAT